TATCAAGCCAGACTTGCCCGGGTCACCTGTCTTCTACCCGCTCTCGCGTCTTCACGAGTTCAACATCGAAGAGCACCCGCAAAAGCTACCGCCAGGTAGCTGGGCACGGGTTGCGTACGAGGCTGACCGTGCTCTTTGCGAGATTCACCCCGAGTTCAAACGGCAGATTGAATGGAACAGCCTTCATCCACAGACCAAAGCTGCGTGGATTGAACGCCGGTACAAGTTCGACAACGTTTTGCGCCTCGAATTGTACAACCTCATCTGCGCTTTCTTGGACAAGCACTCGTAATGACCGGAATTAGGCTCGAATTGGCTGACCCCGACGACTATCCAGACCTGCCGACTTACATCGAGCAGCACGTCGCCCCGGTCGCTGCCGAACTTCATCGGCTCGCCAACGAGCTTTTCTCTCCCGGTTCGACTGCCGAAGAGCTTGCGGTCGACATGATGCCCAAAAAGCACCCGGGAAGTGACTTTTCTCGCCTCGATAGACGTGTCGACGAGTCTCCTAAGCACGTCATTTTCGATGGCTCCGAGTATTTCTCGCTACCGAAGGAACTTTTGCGCAGCAAACAGGCGAAAGTCCAGTTCGTCGCTACCGTTTACGTCAAGGGTGGTGGCGGAGCCGAGTTTCGTCTCGTTCGTGATGACGGAATGGTCATCGAGAACAGCCTTTTCTACGTTTCAGGGAGCAAACTTCAGACGCGGAGTTACATCGTTCCCTTCGGTGAACACGCTGGCTGCATCACCCCAGACAGCCGCACCTACTTTATCGAGGGTGGCATGGCTACCACCGGCTCTTTGCCTGTCTGCAGACGATTCTCATTGTCCTTCGTCTACATATGATACTCGCAATCATTGTTCTCAGTGTCTTGTTGGTGTTCGTACTCATCTTCAAGACGCTTGAGGACAAGATTCACTGGCTGAGCAAACGCCAGCGACATTCGGAGAGCCGCATCGGCGGTCTCGAAGTGAAGGACTACGCCCAGGATGTGCGTCTTGACGAGCAACAGAAGGCCATCACGGAGCTGGGCAAAGACGTTGGTTGGGAAGATGGCCGTCGAAAGACGGACGTCATCAAGAAAAACGGGGCCTGACGACATAGCATGACGGCGATACCTAGGAGTGCCTCGTACACTCCGTCAAAATGGGGGGCGAAGTTTCATTCTCTTCGCATCGAAGAGGTTTTCGGTGCTGGCGCTGCCGGTCCCGGCAAAGCGCTTGCACTGGATACCCTCGTTCCTACGCCTCGCGGTATCCGCGAGCTGCGTCAGGTCCACATCAACGATTACGTCATCGGGATTCTAGGCAAGCCGGTCAAGGTCATTGCCGAGACCAACATCCAGATTGACCGCCCATGCTACGAGCTGAAGATTCATGGGCAAACCATCGTTGCCGATGCCGAGCACGAGTGGCTGACGACCGGTGACCACCGTTTCGCCATCAAGACGACCAAAGAGATTCACGAGACGCCGTTCCGAACGAGCGTTCCGGCTGCTGCCATCGTCGACTTCGGCGAAGCGAAGCCGTTCAAGTTAGACCCCTATGTCCTCGGTGTGTGCCTGGTCATGGGTCAACCGAAGGACAGGTCCAAGTTTACTGGGTGGGACCTGGAGCTCTACACGCTGATGAGCCAAATCGGGTACACCCTCGATGAGGTTTCCTACCGTGTATCCCAAATCAGAGAACGAAGAGATGTTATCAACAAGCTTGTTGATGAATCTGATCGCCGTATCCCTCATGAGTATTTCTATGGGTCTTTTAATCAACGAATGGCTCTCGTTGAGGGCATCATGGATGGAGCCGGAGGCGCTGGCCCGACGCTGGGAAAGTCTGATCTTCCTTTCCTTGGTGACTTTTTTACTCTTGCTGCTTCATTGGGCCTTAGTCCTAAGCTTTGCAAAGGTTATCGAGCTGGACATGGAGCAGGAAAGTACGTCGCCCTCCAAACCAAACAGTTCCGTTGCTCCCGTCGAGCTCTTGGTAAGCCCCATCTCCAAACAGAGCGGATTCGTTATGAAGTTCTGAACGTCAAACGGGTTCACTCGGTACCCGTCAAGTGTATTCAGGTCGAGGGCGGAACGTATTGCATCACGCCGGCGTACATTCCGACGCACAACTCGATGGTCCTTCTGACGGACCCGTTGGAGCAGGTCTGGGTAGAGCACATTCGCTGCCAACAGAAGGAGATACCCGAAGCCTTCCCGGGTGACATCAAGGCAGCCATCAACGCCAATCCGCTTCGTTGGGGGTACTCGGAAGGTTGGGCGCTTCATCTGCGCCGCACGCTGACTCGACTCGGTGACACCATCGAGCGAGCTCACCGCATGTTCCCGCTCATCGACCCGGATGTCGATTGGAACGAAAAGAAGAGCATATTCACCTTCTCTAGTGGGTTCAAGTACCAGTTCGGTCATTGCAAAGACCGCAATGACTACATGAACTATCTCGGGCAAGCTTACAGCCATATCGGCTTTGATGAGCTCGTCGAGTTCGACAAGAAACAGTACGACTTCATCTGCTCTCGTAATCGCTCGGGTGACCCAGTGCTCCGGCTGATGCTCAAGAAGCGCAGCATGAGTAACCCGAAGATGAGCGACAACAAGGGCGAGAACATCGAGGTAGATGACCCTGGTTGGGTGAAGCGCTACTTCGTCGACCCGGCTCCAGAAGGCAACAAGATTCTCCGTCGCAAGGTCGTTCTAAAGAGCGGCGAAGAGGTCTGGGTTCGACGCCTCTACTTGCCGGCAACGCTCTACGACAATCCCGACAAGGAGTTCGTTCGTCAGTATGAAATCGAGCTTCGAAGCAAGCCCAAGCACATCCAGGAGTGTTACCTCTTCGGAAGATGGGACTCGGTTATCGGCTCTTTCTTTGAAGACTCTTGGAATCCTGACATACATCGTTGTCGACCTTTCAAGATACCTCAACATTGGCCCATCTTCAGAGCCCTCGACTGGGGTTATGTCACTCACGGTAACATCGGATACTACGCTCTGGACCCTGCGTTAGACACTCTCTACAAGTTTTGGGAATGCACCTTCAAGAAGAAGAAGGTGACCGATTTCGTCAAGAGTCTCCTTCGTCCCTTCGAAGAGGCTAACAAGCTCTGGAACCCGTTCTCTGGCTCGCTCGTCTACGGACCCGCCGACACGCAGATATGGGAGGAAAGAGGAGAGACCGCCCTTTCCAAATACCAAGAGTTCGTTCAGAATGGAGTTGACTGGTGCTACGCGGACAAGCGCTCGCGTGAGGACAACGCTCAGAGGGTGCACGAGAGGCTGGTTGCCCACGAGAATTTCTCGCGGCCACCGAAGCTGATCATCTTCGAGAACTGCAAGAGCACGCTGCAAGTGCTCCCGGCGATGCAGACCGACGCCAATCACCCAACCGAACCAGCCAAGGGTGGTTTCGACCATCCTTACGATGAGACGTCCTACGCTTGCGCGTACATCCACGGTCGCATCATCGATCCACCCAATTACAAGGGCCGACTCGTCGACAAAGACGATGTAGAGGAGCGGGACGTCACCCGTGGCTCCTTCGGTTACTGGCAAGGCTGATGGATAACATCGACATTGAGGTTCCTCGAGAGCCTGTAGAAGACCCTGGCTATCTCGACTCCGAGTTGGAAAACCAGATTCAACCTCCCGAAGAGAAGCCGCTCGTCATCAACCCAGACTCGCCCAATCTCGTTCCCGACCTACAGGAGAGCGACGAAGGTGCCGAGTTCCTAAAGAAGCTCGTCCAGGATGTTCATGACGAATTCATGCAGGCCTGGGACAAGAATCAGACCTATCGCGAGAAGGTGGCGGAGGCGTGGCGTGTTCTTTTCTGTGACTTACCTCCAAAGTCGAAACCGTTCGAGCATTGCGCGAACGCCGCTATCCCTCTGGCTCTTCAAAACGTCGTTCGCCTTACGAACAGGATGACCACCGAGGTGTTTGGGGATTGGTCAGATATCTACAACTTTACCCCGACGAGTCCCGAGAGCGAACCTATCGCTCCCATCGTCACACAGCATTCCAACTGGCAAGTTCGCAATCGTATCCCTGGCTACAAGCGCCAGATGAAGCGGGCCATCCTCATCTTCGTTGTTGCCGGCGATGTTGCCTGTCACTCATACTACGATCCAATCACTCGACAGAACTGCCACGAGGTTCTGTCATGTGATGACTACGTGGTTCCTTACAGCCACGTCTCGGTCAATCCCGACTTCTCGGACCTTCCGTGGATTGCACGTCGCTTCCCGTATCACAAGTATCGGCTGAAGCAGATGGAGCGCCGGGCAGGCTGGGCCAACGTTGACAAAGTCACCAGCTACGACGCCCCGGAGTATCAGAACGAGCAGGCCGAGACGACGCTTCGCGATACCGTCGCCGAGTTTATGGGCGAAGACCCATTCGGTCAGAAGAAGGGTGAGTACGAGGTTATCCAGTACGAGGGCTGGATGGAGCTCCCCGGGGTTGAAGAAGAGCTCTATTGCCAGCTCATCTTTGACCTGTGCTCGAAGATACCGCTCAAGCTGACGGTACACATGCGTGCTCCCTACCATGAGCGCGTTCGTTTCCAGATGCAGACCCAAGAGCTCCAGCAGTTCCAACAGCAGATGCAACAGCATCAGATGATGGAGCAGCAGAAGCAGATGCAGATTCAGGGCCTCGTTCAACAGGCCCAGTCACTGCCACAGGATAGCCCAGATGTTGGAACCGTCGTCCAGCAAGCGCAGATGCTCAACGCGCAGCCGTCGCCACCTCCGCCGACTCCGCCGTCTTGGATGGCTGATGGTCAAGCGGAGCCCGAACCTCCTCGCAAAGAGCCTATCTACATGTTCTCTCACGGTGTCTGCATTGAGCCTGTGCTTGGGAACATGGGCATTGGTCTCGGTCGTATCGATGGCCAGCTCAACATTGCGACCAACACCGTCTGGTCGATGTTCTTCGACGCGAGCGCCCTAGGTAACGGCAAGACGTTCATCACCGCCAGCAACGTCGACTTTCAAGGTCCCTTCCGGATTGGTCCCGGCGTCATCAACAAGGCAAAGAACGTGATGCCTTCCGACCTTCAGAACGCCTTCTTGCCTCTGGAGTTCGGTGCCGCCAACCCTCAGCTCATCGAAGCCGCTGACCGAATGATGGCTTTCGGTGAGCAAGCGCTCGGCACTACCGAGCTGCTCGCAGGAGCTCCGGGCAAGAGCGGCGAGACGGCTCGTGGTTTCCAAGGTCGTGTCGAGCAAGCTACCGCGATGATTAAGGTGCCGACGATGAGCTTCGCCGACTTCGCAGTCCAAGTCATGCAGAACAACTGCAAGCTCAACGCCATCTTCGCAGGCGAAGAAGAGATCTTCTATGTCAACCGATACAATGAAGACCTTCAGGTTGCGGGCTCACAGATGGTCAAAGCAGCCCGCTCCATGTACGATAACCCGTACGATATCGAACTGGTATCGGATCTTCAATTTCGGAGCCGTGCTCAGAAGGTCTCCGAAGCGGACGAGATTGTCCAGCTTCCGAACGCGATGCCCGACTTGGCATACAACTATGCCTTCAAGTATCACGCTATACGGGAGAGCCTCAAGGCCAGAGGATTCTATAAGATCGCGCGCACTCTTCTCGGTCCACCACCTCCTCTGCCGCAGAACACGTTTGGTCTCCCGCCTGGTACGCCAGGTACGGCTATTGGTCCCGAACAGGTGATGCAACAGCAGATCCAGAGCCTCGTGCAACAGGGCTATCCCCCCGAGCAAGCCCAGCAGATGGTTCAGCAGCAACAGCAGGCGCAACAAGCTGCCCAACAGCAGCAACAAGGCCAGCAACAATCTAACGGTGCTCAGAAGCAGCAACCGCAACAACGACCGCAGGCTGCTTAGTCTGCGTAATCAAGGAGTCATATGTCATTCATGAGGTATCGTCGAAAGAGCTTTGGTGAGCTTAGGTTCTACATCTTGGGAGAGGACCTTTCTGGTGTCAGTATCTCTGACGAGGACCGTCAAGCTGGTAGTCCGAGGCTCGGAGATATGATTGCCCGAAACCCGGACAATCATAACGACCAATGGTTGGTGTCTAGCAAATACTTCCTCGACAATTTCGAGGTGCCGCGTCCATGAGTGAGACCGACAAGCTGATGGCCTTCGGGTCTTGGCTTAGCGCCAAGAAGATTCAGCACAGCAACGAGCTCTACTCGTTGAGCCTCAACACCCGTCTTCCCGTCGATAACCTTCGGATCAAGGCGGGTCACCTTGAGGCGACGCAACACATCTTGGAAGCTTTCACGCTTCTTTACAAGCAAGACCTGGGCAAGTTCATGCGTGAGTACATGGGCAGCGACCCAGACGCAGAGGAGAAGGAGTCAAAAGATGGGTCCAACGTTTAACGAGGCGATGGAACAGTTCGATTATCACCAACCAAGTTCTGGTCAAGTTACGCGAATCACTAACATTCGACGTGCCCATAAGGTGTTGCTTGCTGTCATCTGGGAAAACGTCCCAGAGGGCGCCGACCGCACGTGCGCAGTACGCAAGTTGCATGAGACAATGATGACCTGCAATAAGGCCATCGTCATTGAATTGGACCCGAGGCCATAATGGACCTAGCCAAAGCTCTCCGTGACCACACGGAAAAGCAGCATCGCCTCGTTGAACGAGCCCTCGTTGCCGAGAACATTGCCGACGAACTAGAGAAAAGCCTAGCTCCACGGGGTACTTACAATATCCCGATGTTGCTCGACGAGAGGCGTTTCGAGTACGCCATTCCCAATGGGGCCTTCGAAAGCTTTCCAGCGTTCGACAAGGTGTATATACACCAAATCACCCTACAAGAGCGGCGAACCTATTCGGACGGAGGAAGCATCGTAAAGCCCGATGCGGTCATCGCAGTGGATCGTAACACGGCTCCACGGGGCATTATCGTCTCGGCTGGTCTTCAGGCTCTCGATTCGCTTCGTTCTACCGGCATCGATATCGGGCACATCGTTCGGTTCAAGAAGTTCTCTCCGTTCATTCAGCCGGTGGCCGAGATTCAGGGCCATGTGTTGACGGTCATGGTCATTCGCGACGGAGACATCGTCTCTTCGGAAGACCTGGCCCGTTCCTACCATGCTCGCGAAATCAGCGTCATCAACGTTGCTGAAGACGCCAATAGCTACGACTTCCGGTTTGCGCGAGAGACTTCCAAAGGAACCATCGTTCACACGGGCAAGAAGGTCTCTGCCTACTACGACCCGTCTGTTTGAGGCTCAATGCCTTTCGACCGTGCCGAGTTTCCGTATCGATTCGGCAGACGCTTGCGCGAGATGCGCAACTTGCG